ACACGTTTACCCTCATCATAACAACTTCTTTCACCAACCGTATTTACATTTCCAAAATATTCCTCTGTTTGTGGATGAACCAACGGATCTCCATAAACTTCTGATGTTGAAGTAAATAATACTTTTGCACCGTGCTTTTTAGCCAAATCTAATATATTCTTTGTCCCGTTAAACGATGTCATTAATGTCTCAATTGAATGTGCCTTGTATTTATCCGGACTTGCTATACACGCCAAATGATATATCTGATCTACTTGTGGCAAAAATATTTTATTATTAATATCAAAATGAACAAACTTGAAATTGGAATTCTCCACAAATTCTTCAATATTAGCCATTTTACCAGTAATTAAATTATCCATACAGATTACCTTGTTTTTTGGATCTTCTAATAACTTCTTGCAAATATGACGACCTAAAAATCCAGCACCACCCGTTACCAATATATAGGAATATTTATTATCTTTCACATTTGTGCGATTTATATCATGCAACCAATCTCTTTCTGGTCTGTCAAAATTTTCATTTCTATCCAAATTCGCTTGCAAAATATATGATGGAATACCGTTTTGTATCAACTGACTATACATCGAATTCGTATCTTTTGGAAAACATGTTCCACCATATCCCCTTTTATAATTATACCCAGGACAAGTCATATGACTATCGCCAATACGGTCATCTAATTTCACATAATTGATCACACTATTATAATTAATACCCAATTTTTCTGCCAAATCATAGATTTCATTAAAATAACCAACCTTTGTTGATAAAAAAGTGTTTCTTATTAATTTATTCATCTCCATTTCTTTATTTGTTCCAAATTGAACATCGTCATATTTTATACTCTTGTGTGTATAAGCATTACCAATTAATTTTCGTATATGTAAACGAAATTGCATTTCTATATCAAAATTACAATTTTCATAAATTCCAAATAACCAATGTTTATTGTTAATAAAATCTTCCTTCCAATTTTGCTCTGTTAAAAATTCCGGCATAAAAAAAACCTTGTGTGAATCACAATATCCAATTGGTACTGTCGATCGAACTATAATATAATCGTGTTTTAACTTTTTTATATAAGTGTCAATCAAATTCGTATAACACGACCCATCAATATTCGTCGGAGTCGGTAATGAAATGAAAACTAAATCTACTATTTTAACTGTCTCATCCAAATCCAAATTTGGTGGAGAACATAACTCCGGAACACAATCGTATATATAAAATTCAACATCTTTGTTTTTTAATAAATATGTAGCCTTTCCTACAAAACCAAAACCGATCAGTAAAACTTTCATTTAATTTATAATAATAATATTATATTTTGTTTATATTTGTTTATTGTAAATTATTATATACAATTTATAATAATTATTATTCATCTTCTTCCTCTTCAGTTGTGCTTGTATCGACACTCATATTCGATACCACATTTTCAAGTGATTCGTTGTTTTCATTATCATCATTATCATCTTCATCTGAGTCTTCTTCTTCCTCCTGATCATCATCTTCTTCAGAATAATCCGAATCTTCATTATAGCTATTTGTCACATAATAATGTTCCAAAAATCGAATACCCGATGTAGTAGAACCGGTTAATGTTCTGATTCGAGAATCCAAATTATTAATATTATAAACATAATGATTTTGTTCGAATATTTCATCATTGACTATATTCGGTAATTTCTTGAATACTGATTTATCATATTTTTTATAAAAATTAATATGAACATCATTATAAGAAGTTACTTTTTTTTCCACACGTTTTCCGTTTTTTATTATTTTTATATTCTTTCTTCCAAAACAAGGATTAAATCTAACAAATAAATCAAACTTGTTCAGTAATATTTCATACGAATTGTTTCTTTTTTCTGTACCATAAATGTAATATTTTGACAAGTAATATAAATGTAAATATGGTCTCATTATATTTACCAATTTATCTTTTGGAAAATTGTTGTCAATACATAAAATCTTGTATTTATTATTACTGATTTTCAGTTCTTTAATCATCATAATAATTGCATTATATAATATTGAAGGACTTGACGAATAAATATATCTTTTTATCGAAAAATCTCGAATGAAACATTCATTATTGTTTCTGAATTCATCCAAGATAAAATTCTCAGAAAAATATTGTTGAAATAAAAACGGCATTGTAAAATTCTGTTTTTTCATAAAAAAATATATGTTATACAATGAAGATATATCAAATATCATGTTATTATACGGGTTTTTTGGTACCAACGGTTCAATAAAAAACATACTGGTTGTATTTGATAGACTATTATTCATTATATTCACCAAATCCGTCGCTGAAAATAAATATTTATGACCATTCTGCAATAAAGAAAAGACATTCGATTTTTTTTCATCCAGATCATTCATGTATAAATCTGTATTAATTTGTATTTTTGCCTTTTTGAATTTATATAACCTGATGAAACGAATAAACCCGAAATACGATTTTTGAATTTTTGAAAAATAGGAGAAAAATAACTCTTTTATTTCATCTTTATAAAATATATTATTCAACACATCATTTAAAAAAATATATTTATTTTTAATCATATTTTTATCGGATGTTATGAGACTAACATACATGCTTATTACGTAACTATATAATATACCGACCACCATTGTTTTATTAAAATCAATGACCTGGTTTTCCTCATTGCCTACCTTGTATATTTCACACAATAATTTGTGAAATAATAATGGATAATTTTGTTTTTGTGTATTTTTATCAATTAATATATCTTTTTTATTTGAAACGAATTTATTTGTAATCGTACAATACAAATGCATTTTCAAAATTAAATTATGTTATATTATAATAAAGATATATTTCTAATACATTTTTATTATTTATTTATCTGATACAATACATATCTAATGCAATGCAAAAATCTCTATCTCGTTAAATATCATCAATTATAAAATACTCCACTACGAATGCGTTTTCTCAATGGATCATCTTCTTCATTTTTCCTTTTGTTTCTTGTATTATTATTTTTTTGTCTTTCTTCTTCTCTTTTTTGTCTTTTTCTGGTTTCCTTCGATGATGAACTCTTTTTTTGTTCTGTAATGGAAATACCAGAAGAAATTTTGAGAGATGCACCGCTTCTTTTTCTTTTTTTCGTTTTTTTATTTTTTGATAGTTTTTTCGATAGTTTTTTTCGTATTATGAATGATGTATTTTTTTTACTAACCTTTTTTGGATGTATTTTTGATGTTATTTTTTTTTGTACTACGGATGCTTTCTTTTTTTCAGTAACTTTTCTAAAAAATTTTCTAACATTTTTTTGCACGTCTCTTGCAGTTGGAGTTTTTCTTTTACCTTCTCTTTTTACATTTGCATGATAAGTACTTGTCAAACTGTGTTTAACTGCTTTAAACAATTGTTCTTTGTTAAAAAATTTTTTAGATTTATCCTTACTTTTAGTATCTATTTGATCTATATATTGATTTACTACATTGCTAACTTTATTAAATTGACGTTTTATATGTTCATTACTAAAAATATTGGAAGATATTGAAATATTTTCTATATTACTAAAACTTCTTAATGACATTCTTATTTTTATTTTACCTGTTTTGAATCTAATACAAGAAGGGTCGATAGGTCTTCTATCATTATGAAGTTTTTTAAAAGGTTCAGATGTAAGTATTTTATATAATTTTTCAGATTCATTAATTCTTGAACCGTCTTCGGCTATTTTCCATGCTCCTTCTTCTTTTGTAGATTTTTTAATTTCATTATATACGTGATTGGATATTTCTGTAAATTTTGTAATCGTCTCATTATTAGATGTTACACAAAAAGAACATGTGTTTTTATCTATAATTTTTGTAAATTTTACCGATAATTTTGCTTGGTTGCAATAGGAATGTGCATAAGAATACGCATACATATTTGCAACCAACAAATCTATATAAGAATCACTATATTTTCTTTCTTTCAAATCTGTTACCAATTTCGATACTAAAGGTCCCTCGTTTTCATTAGTATTGATCGCTTTGTAAATTTTAATTAATTTTTTTTTATTTTCGGGTTTGGTTTTATATTCTTTCCAGTTCTCATAATTTTTGCCTTTATTATATTGATCAAAATGTCTGAGTTTATCTATCAACAATAACGAATAAACTGCGGGTATTTTATGTTCCATATCTGCAATATTATCACCAATCGATTGATTACATAAATAACAATCATGTTTTGTTTCATCGAATATTTTTCCATAAATATCTTCTATGAATGCTTTATTGTTTATTTCTTCAGTCATGTATTTTCTTAAACCGTCTTTTTCTATCATTTCTTCTATTTTTCTAATCTTTTCATCATCCTTTTCATTAATGATTCCTTTATTTGTTAAAATATTTTTTAAATCTTTTACATCCTTATCTCCGTTATAAATTAAAATAATATCATTTATTATAGTTTCTTTCTCGCTCTTTGATAATGGCTTTCCATCCTTTTTTTTTTTATAATCAATATCTAAAATTTCCTTTGTAACCTTTTTCGTTAATTTTTTGTTAATATCTATTTTTATTTCTGATTTATAATATTCTTTTTCCTCTAATAAGCTATTCAATTCTTCAATATTTTTCTGAGTTATATCTCTAACATAAAAAATATTTTTTTTATTATTAAGCTTTTCGTTTATTTCAGTTAATTTACGAAAATTTTCATAAAGACCTGTATCCATCATTTCTCTTGGTATATTAGAACCTGGTATTCTAAACTCACCTTCAGGATTAAAAGGAGAAAATCGTGAAGCAAATACATTATTCCCCATGGAATCAGGATCAGCTGTTTTTGTTTTCTTACTTTCGGGAGTTATCTGGGTATTTTTTGATCTTTTAGAGCGGCGAAGCTGCGTTTCAGTATCTCGAGGAGGACTTTCATTTTCGTCATCTTCATTCGAAACTTCCATAATTGTAGGTAAATAATCTAATTCACTTATATCTCTCCTTCTTTCCTCTTCATCCTCGTCGTCTTTTTCTAATATACCGTACGACACCTTAGAGGAGAAATTGGATGATAATTCAAGAAAAAATTCGGAAATCTTTGTTAAAAAATCATTCTCTTCATCTGATCCTTTACCTGATTTTTCATCATCATCAATAGGATATAATGATTCATCATTAAAATCTAACGTTCTCATATAATTAATATATATATAACATTATATATTAATATAATCCCATCTAATAATAGGATAATGAAAAATATAAAAAAAACATATAAAACCAAGAAAAAATGTTGTGACACCGAAAAATGCTGCAACGATATCCAATGGTCAATCGGTTATTTAATAGGTGAAACTGTTTCTTGTATTGTTAAAATATGTCTAAATTTTGTAAACAACGCAAATAAAGGATTTGAATCTCGTAATAAAACAACGATCAAGAAGAAACCACTTATCTAAAACCCTGGATTATAGTCATTGTCTTGTCCAAGATCTGCTGCCTTAATATTTACAACATTATTATCTATTGTCAAATTATTCTTACTACATTTATCATCTGAACTTTCGACTCCTCCAAACAAATCATCAATTAATTTATTTGTATCATGTTGTTCATATTCAATCGTATTTTCCAATTTACGCATTTCTTCCAAATCCAATACTACTTGGAATGAATTTGTACCATACAATCCTTCCTGACCACACATGACATTTGCAGATACACCTCGCATAATATCTAATTCACCGTGTCTTGCAGCTTTTAAGAACTGTTCTGGCGTTTCCTCAAAAGACGCTTTCGCAATTGGTCCGATGTTATCATTATTGATTCCATGTCTAAATATAGATATTAATTTATTCGTAAAGGTCATTCTATCACACAACATTGCCATGTGATGATAATTAATATAGGTGCCATCAAATTCAATAACTTCTGCCAATTCATTATAAATTGTCTGTCTTGCAGCTTCTATACCCAATACGTCATATATTTCAATAATATCATTACTAAATGTTCGGTTTTGGTCAATATAATCAATCGCAAGTATATCCAACATATTTGTTCCAATCGTATCAAGAACCCAAATATCCTGTTTCTTGTATGTTCCAGAACTTTCAACCAAATTATCTTTGATTTTACGAAGTATTACCTTATCAATATTCTTAACACCTCGAATTACTATATTGTGTAATATCTGGTCTTGAAAATTTTTCAATAAATATATATTATCTGACTGATCTAATGGATCAAGTTTTATTTTCTTCTGACCATTCGCAATGGCAACGCCCTTCTTCTGCATAAATGTATTCATACGAATTCTGAATATCAATTTGTCCGAATTATAATCCGAATAAACACACGCAATTTCATCTCCATAACTATTCTTTAATGTAAAATTAATATCGTCCATCGTAATATTCTTCTCCAACATTATCTCCGAATCCATTTCCATACGCAATATCCATTTTGACTTTTCATTTGTATCTTGTTCTATAGAGTTTTCAGTGCACTCATCCACCATTTTTTCAAATGCTTGAAACTGTCCAATCGTGGTTTCATCTTCGTTTAATAATGTATTTAAATCATCCGGATCAAAACAGATTTCTATCGATTTCACTATTTCCTCCATTTTTGTATGTTCAAGCATATACATAATGGATTGTGCCTTTTCTCTATCCGTCTGGTCTTCTTGCTTCATGTATATTGTCAATGAAGGATTTTTTGGTTCCGATGACAAGGATAATATCTCTTCGATTCTTGGCACGCCACGAGTTACATTAGATTTTGACGAGACTCCTGCGAAATGGAAAGTGTCGACAATCGCAAGACCATTATAGGTGTTAAAATTTCTTGTGTCCGCCACGGTTAGGTCATACGCGTAATTTGTAGTATTTGATACCTCTTCTATGCTTTTTATTTTGTCAAACAAAATATTTTTATAACGACCATTTCGGTCTTCAAATATTATTTCGCCATCAATATAATTTGGTACACTATCATAACTTTTACAGTAATTATATTTATAATTATGGTTCAAAATATCTGCTAATTTGTCCTGTTTATATTTTAATTTGATATTTAATTTCTCAGCCAATAATAACGCTTGTTTGTTTCTAACAAATAAATTATATAATTGTTTGATATCTTTGCTTCCACGATTGTTTGTTTCTTGTTTTTTATATTTTGTAATGTAACTGTAAATACCTAAATTATTTAATATTTGTTGTACATCAATCAACATGTTTTTTGAGACAGATGACATGCTTATTATTTTTCCTCTGGCATCAACACACCCATCACCACCAATATAAGCATCTAAGAATCCAACTAAACATTCTTTATTTGAGAATATAATCTTGTCTGAGATGAATTTGTTATGACTTAATTTTCCACAAAATAGTTCCAAGATTCTGCAAAATAAAGTATTGTAAATACGAATATCTTGTGATGTCCAACCTTCTTGATTTTTATTTTCATTTTTATATATTTTTGTAGTAATATTCCATTTTTCACATAATTCTTGTATTGGTTTAAAATATTCCACGTCGTTATTTGAAATAGATACTTGGAATTTAGTCATACAACCTTCCGCAGCATAAGCACCAATCAAATAACCAAAATTATAATCTAATGCAATAATCTCCGGAATTGTATAATCGCACATGTTTGTTTGTTTGGTATAAACACATCCATATGTAAATGTGGTTTTTGTTTTACAACCATTTCTTAGATTTTCACTTACTTTTGCGACAAAACTATCGCTTCGTGTGTAGGGCAATGTAAATGTTTTTCCCTGGTGTTTTGACCACCAATGATACTCATCCATAACTGATTTTGCCTTGTCGACCTCGCTCGTGTATATATATTCATTTGGAGGAAGGATCTCTTTTAAATTCAATTCAAAACTTTCCTTATAATCGATTTGTTTGGTGCTTACCGGTAAATAATCACCGACTTTCAAAGAATCTCCGTCTACCGGAACGATTTTTCCATCCACCAGTTTCAAGAAAGATTTCGCCTTCGTAGCAATGACTTCACGTTCTTCCGTCGTTGTTATTTTCAACATTGTATTGGTTCCATCTTTATTAATAACGGGATGTTTTGTGACAGCTTCAATTTCCTTCCATAACACTTCACCTTCTTCGTTACATGAAGGGATTTCAAAATAATCCATAACCTCTGCATAAGTCGTGTCTTTATCTGCATAATATTCCAACTTTTTTGGAGAAGCAATATGTTTTTCAATAAAATCACCAATCTGGACTTTTTGTATTTCACCAGCACGATTTCTTACGATAATAGGTGTTTCATATGTAACAGAGTTCAGAGTCATCTGAGTCGTAGGCTCTCCTATGCTCTGTGCCGCAATCATGCCGACCATTTCACCAGGAGCAACAATCGCACGCTTGTAGTTGACAACAATCGTTTCTAATAATATGGTTAGTGCTGCACGATTAAATCGTTTCACTATCAGTAATTCTTTTGGAGACAGGTTGAAATAATACAAGGTCTTGAATAATAATGTTGGAACCGCACACCGAATCTTTTCAAGATTAGAATATGTTAGTTCAATCATTTCAAATGCTTCTAACGGAGTTATATCTACAATCGAATTTGCATTGATTTGCTGTTGTCCTTGTACATTGTTGATTAAATGTGCAAATGCAACTGGACTACTTACAACACTATCTCCTTTATTTTTAAATATTTTTTTGATTATTTCATCACGTTGCTCAATCATAAAATCGGTATAATATTTGCATTTTTTCTGGGTTTCAATCATTTGTTTTTTATAACGAGTCATTACATTTTTCAAAAAGAAGGTTGATAATGTTTTTATTTTATCTTTATCTTCTGGAACATTGAAATGCGAATAAATATCTTGAATACTCATACTCACTAATGGGATTGGTTGATTTTCTACCTTTACTGGATCTATACTATCGTCACCATAAGAGAACTGGACCATTTTACCTTTATTTGTTCTAACTGTCATATCATAACTTACCATTAAATCTTCCAAACCTTTAATAAGTCTTCTTTGAATATACCCAGTGGTCGAGGTCTTCACCGCAGTATCAATTAAACCAACACGACCACCCATGGCGTGAAAGAATAATTCCTGTGGCGATAAACCATTAATATAAGAACTTTCTACAAAACCTCTGGCACTTGGGGTATCATCAAATTTCGTAAAATGTGGTAATGTTCTATGTTCAAAACCATAAGGTATTCTCTTTCCATCTACGTTTTGTTGTCCCAAACAAGAAATCATTTGAGATATATTTAAATCACTGCCTTTTGAACCAGCTGTAACCATGATTACAAATTTATTTTCTTTATCTAATGATTTTAAACCAATCTTACCTGCCTCTGATGATGCTTGATTTAAAATATTATTCACTTGTGTCTCAAATTCTTCCTGATTTGTCTTACCTGTATTGTTTTCAAAAACACCAATCTGTATTTGGTCTATTAAACTTTTCACATCATTCTTTTTTTCACTTATAATTTTAATAATTTCATTATTCGTCTTGTCATCCGATATTAAATCACTTATTCCAACACTATACGCACTGGATTTCATATATTCGGTTATAATATTTTGTAAATCATCAATGAAATTTGCAGATGCAAAATTACCGAAATCATTGCATATACGATGAATTAAACCTTTTGAACCTGCGCCCAAAATATCCTTCTCCATCTGTCCTCTAATATATTTACCATTTCGTATTTCTAATACATGATTCGATGATTTTGCATCATCTTTATCACCAAAAGCTTTTGTTTTGAAACCTAAGGTTAATGGTGGTAATATCTGTGATAATATATCGAAATTTGTGATTATATCGCCTTTTTCCAGTAACGCATTTTCATTTACGCGTTGAAACATCATTAGTATATTCATTGCCTCACGAGGAGTAAATTTTATATTTTCCCTCGTAAAACGACTCGATCCAAGCATGGAATCCTGGTATATACCTATGATTGGCTTGTTATTTGCAGGACTTATTATTTGATATGGCACGGCTGCCAAATTTTTTAGTTCTGCTTCTGACTCCGCATCTTGCGGCATGTGTAAATTCATTTCATCGCCATCAAAGTCTGCATTGTACGGTTTTGTGTCCGCAACATTCATTCTAAACGTGTCACCACGTTTCATAATACGCGCGATATGTGCCATCATCGACATACGATGCAACGTAGGTTGTCTATTGAATAACACCGGATCGCCATCCATCATATGACGATGAACGACATCCCCGTTTTCCAAGACAATCGACTTTCTGTCTACGTATCGCAGATTAATGGTATCTCCATTCTTTACCAAATTTTTTGCACCAGGATGAACGTCTGGTCCATTTTGCACAAGTTTGGTTAAAAACGCTCGATTCACATTATTTACTACAACCGGTTTTGTAATGTTCTTTGCGATTTTCATCGGAACACCTAATTCTCGAATGGAAATATTTGGGTCAGCTGTAATAACTGAACGAGCACTAAAATCAACTCGTTTTGCCATTAGATTACCCCTCATACGACCACCCTTTCCATTTAATCTATCTTTGATTGATTTAAACGGACGACCGGTTCTTTGAGCAACAGACGCAACTCCAGGAATTTTATTGTCTACTTGTGTCGCAACATAATATTGCAATACTGTTGTCCAATCATCAATAATATTTTCTGGAGCATTGTTTTGTATTTTCTCTTGTAATGTTTTATTTGTTTTTATAATATTTACCAAAATATGACTTAAATCATCTTCGCTACGTTGTTGTGCATCGTGTTTTACGGATGGTCTTACCGCTGGCGGAGGAACCGCCATCACTTGACATATCATCCAATCTGGACGTGACCATATTGGACTAAAACCCATAAATGACACATCTTCATCTGAAATTCGTTTGAATATTTTCAAAACCATCTCAGGTGTTAATTTGATAATAATATCACCATCAACATTCAATTCAGCACCAGAATTTTTTGCAGCCTTTTCCTCTTCGGATAATTCGTGTTTCCATTCTGCTAAAATGGTCGCCAAGTCTTCCTTTCGAATTCGATTTGGTTGTAAACAACCGCAACCGTTTTCAATGTCTTCGCCACATCTTTTAATTTTACTTGCTAAACTAAACACGTATTTCCATCGAGAATCACCGGTTAATTTTAACGCTTGTTTATATTTTTCTTTACTGATTAATAGCTTACTGCATTTAAAACAAACACATCTTAAAACCTTTAATAAGGTATTTAAATATTGAATATAAAATACGGGTCGAGCTAATTCAATATGACCAAAATATCCAGGCGTTTCCATGTAATCGAGACCATCTGTCGGACAAATCAACCCCGGCTCTAAAACACCCATTCTTGGATCAAATAACCCACCGATAATCGGTTTGTTATTCACATAAGTATCACGAGAAGTAATCTCCGCAACTGAACCTTTGCGGATTTCTTCAGGCGACATAATACTGAACTGAATGCCGATGATTTTGGAACTATTTTGTGTAACTTTGTTATTCTTTAAAGACGACATCTTAATATATTAATATAAATAATATTTAGATTGTTTAAAATCAATTTTATTTTTTAATTAAATTATAAACAAAATTATTTATTTAACTCGTTTTTTTAAATATTATTATTAATTTAAATATTTAAAAAAATTGATTTAAATTTTAGTATTAAACAAATATATAATAACTACAAAAATGACAAAAGACTTAAAAGTTAAAAACGCTTCTAAAAAAGATACTTCTTCAAAAAATAAAAAAAAAGAAGATACAAAACTTCGCAAAAAAAATAATGAATCTTCCGATAGTGAAGGCGACAGTTTTATTGATTCTGATGAAGACGAAGAAGAAATGGATGTTCACGAATATCGTAAATTTATTTCAAAAATATTTCCGTCTAAATTCATTGATAAAAAAGTGAAGGATGGGAACAAACTCAAACAAGTTCTAAACGAATCGGGTAAATCTGGTAAAAAAAAAGCGAATGATTCTGATGATGAATCCGAATCCGATTCTTCTGATTCTGAATCCGAAAAAGAAGAAAAAATAAAATCTTCAAATAAAAAAAAATCCAAAAAACCAAGTAAAAAACCTGTCAAATCTTCTAAATCAATCAAAAAGAGCAAAAGTCAAGCAAAGTTAAAAAAGGTTGTTTCTGACTCCGAAACGATTGATTCTGACTCAGAAGAAGACGAAGAATCCGATAACGAAAGTGATGAAAAAGCCGGTTCAGGAAAATTAAATATTATATTTACGATTGGTGGCCAAGGTGATGAAGATGAAAGTGTTTGGGAAGATTGTGACGATGAAGATTATAGTGATTTTGATTCTGATGAAGAAACTGAAGATGAAGATGAAAGTGTTTCAACTGACTCTTCAAGTGACGAAGATGATGATGACGAGGAAGATGATGATGAAGATTATGACGAAGATGAAGATGAAGAAGATGAAGAAGAAGAAGAAGACGATGAATCCGTTGAAAGTTTACCTAAACAGAAGAAACAAAAAACAAAAAAAACAATTGATAAAAAATCGTCAAAAGTATCTAAAAAGGAGGAATCTCAAGAAAAACAGGAGAATATTTCATTAGAAGTAACAGAAAAGGAAAACTCTTCCGATGATGATGTTTTGAAACAACTGAAAGAACTTCAAAGTAAAAATAAAAATAACAAGGCAATTCTGGATTGCATTGAAGTTTATGAAGAAAAGGTAAAGGAAAATAAAAGAAAGAAGGAAAAGAAACAAAAGAAGCAAAAGGCTAAGAATTCCCGTATATTTAAACGAGTCATTCGTGATAAGAATACGATGAACGATTTCAAGTTTTTCGAAAAATTAGAAAGCGAGGAACAGAAAAAAATCATCAAAGAGGTGCGAGAAATTAATAAAATTAGTCGTGTTGAAAAACCATATCGAATGACACTTTTGGAATCTAATATTCCAGCGGTTTTCAAGGCTTCTGCTATGAAAAAAATCGCATCACTTAGATACATGGAGCCAGGTAGCGGCGAATATTATAAAATTAAAAATTGGGTCGACACTTTTATGCGTATTCCATTCGGTAAATATGAAACTTTGCCAGTGAATATTAATGACGGCGTAGAAGCATGCCACGAATTCATGGAAAACGCACAAAAAACACTCGACGGCGCTGTATATGGTTTAAACGATGCGAAAATGCAAATTATGCAAATGTTGGGTCAACTTGTAACCAATCCAGAAGCAATCGGCACCGCAATCGCAATAAAGGGACCAATGGGTACCGGTAAAACTTCGCTCGTCAAGGAAGGCATTAGTAAAATCTTGAATCGTCCATTCTCGTTTATTGCATTAGGCGGTGCAACGGACAGTAGTTTCTTGGAAGGTCATTCTTATACATATGAAGGAAGTGTGTGGGGTAAAATTGTGCAAATCATTATCGATAGCAAATGTATGAATCCAGTGATATACTTTGACGAGTTGGACAAGATTAGTGATACACCTAAAGGTGAAGAAATCGCAGGTATACTTACCCATTTGACAGATACTTCGCAAAACTCACAGTTTCACGACAAGTATTTTGCAGAAATCGATTTTGATTTGAGTAAATGTTTATTCATATTCAGTTATAACGACGAATCAAAAGTCAATCCAATCTTGCGTGACCGTATGTATAAAATTCAAACCAAAGGATACGATAAAAAGGAAAAGACAATTATTTCCAATAATTACTTGTTGCCAAAAATAAGAGAACAAGTCAAGTTTTCAAGTGAAGACATATTGATTTCCGATTCGGCAATTCATCATATTATTGAGGAATATTGTATGAAAGAAGATGGTGTGCGTAACTTAAAACGATGCTTAGAAATCATTTACACCAAACTCAACTTGTATCGCCTGATGAAACCTGGCACAAATTTATTTGAACAAGAAATGTCTTTGAAAGTGGAATTTCCAATGACCGTTACAAATGACGTGATTGATAAATTAATCAAAAAAGAAAAAGAGGCGTTAAGTAAATCATTGTACGGATTATACGTATAAAAATTACGGAATAAATATATAAATATATATTATAGAAGTATAATATGTACTGGACAGATATAGATCACTCATTTTGCGAAAGCAGTATAACTGGATTACCAGAATATTATAACTCTTTTTCTTCTTTATTTATCATATTTTTTGGTGTTGCTGGTTTAATGAACATATATAATGAACTATTTATTGATATTTTATACACGAATTTAGCAATTGTAGGCTTTGGTTCTTTTGGTTATCATTGGTATGGAAATATTGGTTGGGGAATGCTTGATGAAATACCAATGATATTGGCTATTTTCACTGGAATTATTTATGTAGATAATGTTCATTTTTTACTGTGTAAACAAATATATGATAAAAACGATAAAAACGATACTATTTCAAAAAATATAATATACAAAAGAAAGGCAAAGCTTTTTGTTTATTTATTTTCAATGTGTCTATTTTTAATTTCAAATATCATGGCAAATTTTCGAAGATTATTTCCCACTATATTTACGTGTGTTGCAGCTTATTTATACTATAAAATTTACAGGTTGTTACAATTAGTAAATACCAACAAGGAATTAATTATTGCAAAAGTATTCGATTCACTTGTTGTTATTAGTGTAAGCGGAAGTATTTGGATTTTTACAGAAGTATCGTGTAATTATAGTAAACATCCTATATTTTTAATAGGGCATCCTTTATGGCATTTTTTTATAGGACACGGGTTTTACAATCTAATTCAAGTCGTTAATTTTATAAAAACAAATCAACCAGGGGATACATTAAAATATAATGATTTTTACTTGCTCAAAAAAAGTCATGAATAATTTATTACATTATTCAAAAAATATTTAATAATATTATATTAGTATTATTATTTAGTATGATGAATTCTATCAGTAGTAGCGATCTAACAATTTCCACTTCATTGATGGAAAATGAATCGTCATCGAATCAACTATGTAATAATAATTTATTACCACTTTATATATTAGTTGCATCATTTTTATTAACGAGTCTTTGTTTTATTATATATATAGTGTTGTAAAATATATTTTTTTTTAAATATTTAGTACTCAAAATATAATATATATTTATAAAAATAATATAAATATATAATTTTTATTCATATATCACATGTCATCTTTAATTAATTATAATGACCCAAGAACAGACAAGTTTACTTCTCATTCTTATTTAGAATTATATGATGCTTTGCTCAACTCAAAAAAAGACACTGCTACACACGTATTAGAAGTTGGAATTGGTAATATTTGTAAATATAATGGTGGTAGCATTAAAATGTGGTACGATTATTTTCAAAATGCAAAAGTTTATGCATTAGAAATCAATAACTTGGATTATATTTGTGACGATATTAAAGAATTAGACAGAGTTAAATTATTTACGTCGGTAAATGCGTATGATGAGAAAGTGGTAAATCAACATTTACAACCATTAAACATTAAATTTGATATGATATTGGATGATGGTGACCATGAATTACGTAGTATGATTTCATTTATTCAGTTATATTGTCCATTATTGAAGGAAGATGGTGTATTAATCATTGAAGACATTCCAAAATGGGAATGGATTGATATTTTAACCATGAATGTTCCAGAACAATATAAATCATATATAGAAACATATGATTTAAGAAATATAAAAAATCGTTTTGATGATATTGTTTTTGTGGTAAACAAGGCTAAAAAACTGAACTAAACAGAGTTATGCATCATCTTCTTGATCAAATACGACATCATTTTCATCTTCAACAATAATTAATTGTTTCGGTATTTTCTTTGCATATTTATTTTTCAAAGAAAATTCCTTTTTATTAAAAATATTTATAAAATCTTCGATTGTTTCGTTTTTATCGAAACAACTATTTATACTATCAATACCGTCGTTTCTTAAAACACTTGTATTCATAAAAATTTCATTTTCATTTGAAACAATTAATTTATATTTTATTTTTCTCTCACCTTTACTAATTGGAGGAGTTAGAATAAAACAAAAATTATTTGATTTTTCGCCATATATTAGATATGCATTATTCTGATATTTCGCCTGTAATATGGGTTTTGTTGAAATCAAAAACGACGAGATTTTGTATTTTTCAAGTATTAAACATATATCCAAATTCGAAATAAAATAATCATCATTATAGATGAAATATGTGAATGACAACGTTTTGTCCTTTACTTGTTCGGTCAACGATTTTTTACCTTCCAATGCCAATATATCCAACATTTTGTTTTCGTAATCCGAATTTTTCTTAAAATACAAAGCATATTGATGTAATAAATCAAGACGAATCTGATTAATGGTTAGCTGAATTGTCGTAAATTTTTTAATTATATCCAACAATAAATAGAATCCGTTTAAATTACTGTTTTCATTATCGTAAACAAATTCTTTATAAGAACTTGGAAATGATTTTTTCCATATTTTTGAACTGATTGATTCTTTATTCGGTACATAATTCGGTATTTCTTCATTTTCGTCAATATCAACCAAGTTATTTTCAATACTTATTTTATTTTCATATACTTGACTAAGTAGCGGTTGTGCATTATCATAATTATTGTATTTAACATATTTGTTTGACGTAATCGGTATTAATGTGTCAAAATATTCGGCGGTTAAAATAGATTGTATCATTATTATTTCATCTTCATTCAAATTATAACCCAAATTACCAAACGATAAATATAATTGCGGCTGAAACATGAACGATTTGATTCTTTTGTACCGAATGATTTCATCCGCCATTTTGTCATAATAAAATTCTTCGTTATCGTTTATTTCATTTATTAAATTTTTCTTTGGTATTTTCATTTGACATATTGTTCCGTCTTTAATTAAACCACACGAATTCTCAGGCAAGCATTTATCTTTAGTATTCATAACACACGTCGTTACATCTACTATTTTCTCTAATTCGTATTTATCCACAAACATTATTTTGTCATTTACAAGTTGTCGTAAGTATTGAGAGATCAAATCCAATTTTTCATTATATAAAGTATATGGCGAATTCATTTCATTCTCTATTTTCTCTCTTAGTTCTATATTTTTAAAGTCATTCAACAATATTCGAATTGTATTTCTAAATGAATTATATAAATTTGTTTCCATTTTAATTCTTTTTATAATTTCGATTCTCTCTTCATCCACTTTATTTGAGAGAAGTGTCAATTTATCGGCTATATATTGATTATTGCTTTCAAATACTTTTAATTTGTCATTTATTTCGACCAAAGGTATTGGATTATTTATGTTTACAAATTGGTTTGATTCTGTCAATATTCCAACAATCATTTTGTTTTCATCCACAACTTTTATTTCAGGATTACAATATACCGTTTTTTTTGTTTTTAAATATACGTTATTCAAAAAATTGACAGTTGTAGTATAATCCCTAAATACATCATCATCTATTAATTTATATGAATAATTTTTATTAATCCCTGATGGATAACATGGAATAAATCCTTTTTCGGATGTTTCATTGTTTTCGGCGATTATACCAACCACTTTACTTTCAAAATTAATGACTTGTTCTCGTATATTATATTTAAATGACAATAAATTGCTAATTAAATCATCTAATAATAGTGGTCGTTTGAATTTATATTTATACGGCATACTATCCAATGGATTACATGTTGATTTTATAGCGGGCTTTATTATTTTCTTAAAAAGTTGTCTAATATTTCTTGCAAGTTCCGGATTGTGTTCGCTAAATTTTTTTACAACTTTTAATTTTTTATTCACATTTCGATATGAATAGATGGGTTCATAATAATTTCCGTTTTTTATAATTATATAGGTTTGTCTTTTACTATCAAACAATTCAGTTGAATAATGATTCGATGGACAGATTAAATTAACCGTGTTGGTTATATCATTTGTATCAATTTCCAATATAATCAAATTGATTCCGGCTGAAAATAATTTATCATTTGGCTTACAAATAATATCCCACAAATAAGTGTAGTCAATATATACTTTATCATCGCTCAAAAAAGATTTAAAATTTTCAAAGGACGCGACTATTTTATAAAAAAACGGTAAATTGTATTTTGTAGCTTCATATATTTTTGTATCTGTATAATTTTCTATTATGTCTTCGGTAACACTTAACGGTTCCACATCAAAATCAAGGTATAAATTTCCGTTTTGATAACTCAAAAACTCGTCAATTGTAATTGATGAAAGTATCATTTTTTTCATTTCTTTTATCGATGGTATGCGACCGTCTTTTTCAGCATAATAGAGCATATCTGATAAACATGCTATAAATGACTGATTTTCATTTATTTCTACACCGTGTCTCAACAAACACGAACTAATATTTTTGGTGCTTGATCTATTCGTCTGGCAAACAACATTGTCTTCTTCATGCAAAAAATATTGTATACTCAACGGTAAATACCCCCATCTTCCAGGATTTAACGGGACCTTTTCAGAACCTTTTATATAAAAATCTTCCTTATCTTCTGGTGGATTTTCTGGTGATTTATCCGGTATAGGAATCGAGTCTTTTTCTTCAGCATCTAATTTTTCTTCTTCCTCAATATCAGAAACAACGTCTTCCTCTGCATCGCTCTTGTATTCTTCTGATTCGTCTTGGTCTATATTTGCAGAACATTTCTTTCTTTTTGAGATATGTTCTTCAGTATTCCATTTTTTAAAACAACATGGAATACATAATCCGTCAGGGTGAAGACCTTCTTTTGCAAAACCCGGATAATGTTGTATATATTTCTCTTGGGATCCGTGCTCTGCCGGTTCAAAAAATTCATAAATATATGCTCCCTTTGGAACCTTAGTTGCGTCTCTTGGTATGACTTGACCACAAGTCGGATGCATTTTAATTGTCTCTCCTTTTTCATTTTTTACTTCAACTATTTCAGCTGGGTCAATCGGCATATTCGTTTTTAAACACCAATAACGCGGACATATGTAATAATTTTTATTTTTTGGATCTGACCCATATTTGATGACGTCTTCAGGTTTTAAAAAACCAGGATTATGTTTATTTATATCATCAAATTCTTTTTTATTCAGGACAACTGGTTGTCTTCTCATATTTGAAGCACATGTTCTTGAATATGGATTGAATTTGCCTTGTTTTTTTGTTAAAAATAAAACCGGATCGTATTCTTGTAGTTTTTTTTCGAATAAATTTGGATTTTTTAAACTCATACCATCTATGTTCTTGATACTTTCTCTTGGTGCTTCTTTTATTGCAGGCTCCTTTGGCGATTCTTTTGGCGATTCTTTTGGCGATTCTTTTGCTATTGGTATCGATATAGGTGGTACCGATATAGGCTTTGCAGTTTCTTCAACATTTACATTTTCATCTGGCATGTCAAACGTAATAATTTCATCATCTCCAAAACTGGATAAAGAATTCGCTTTCCTGGAGGAAGAAGAAGAAGTTTCACCACCTTTCATTTGATATAAAGAAGATTCATTCATATAATCTTCTTCATTATCAAGTTCGACATCGTCAGATTCATCATCGCTAAAAAACAAATCCATCGCTGTTTTTACTCTTTGCTTTTTTTCATCTTCATCGTTATCCGCACCAGAATAAGGTTTAATTTCAATATCATCATAAGAATAAGGAGATATATCGTCCTTATATTTTTGGGATAATCCAGAAGAATCTTCTGAACTCCTTTTTATAAATCTCGATCTATCATCTGGTATTTCAAAATCTTTCATTATAATTTCGGTTTGAGCATCGTTTTTACAATTCGATTTTATAAGTTTTGAAGGATAATTTGTCGTATTTTTATATTTAAATTGTGTTAGACGAAACAAACTATCCAAATAGATTGGTATTGTTTGCAAATAATCAATATGATTCATTCCGTCGACTGTTACAGTGACGATGCCAGTTGCGTGATTCAGAAACATTTTCGTTTTAAATCCAGGATTGATTTTAATTTCAATATCGCTTTTCCTGACACCTCGCACCACTTCCAATTCATTCGCAACTTTCTGCAACAAACTTTTCGCTTCTTCAAACGTCATTTTATAATTCTCGATTAATCCATTCAATATTTCCTCCAATGTATAATCTTGTTTTTGTTTTTCAATTATATATGCTTCTTGACTATTGGTCTTGTTAAAATTAGATACGCGTTTCAACCGCAGCTCAATACCATTATTCAAATTTCCGTTTTCAATTACAAATATACTTGAAACACATCCTTTTAATTTGTCCAAATTAATTGAAGTATCTATTTCGAGAGACGTCTCATAAATCATTTGCCTGATTTCAACATTAGTATCATTAAAACTATTAAAAACATTAATATTATAACCATTCTTTTCTATATATGTTTTTACGTCAAAAATAATGGGATTCACTATTTTTTTAATCAAATCTTCTATTTGTTTAATCGTCGACACTTTATCAAATTCGCATTCTATTTGCACATTTCCTCTATCGTCAAACTCGCAAATAATTGTCTGAGCCTTTTTTGATCCTTTGTATTCTATATACACTGCAACCGATTTCGTTTTTGCAATTGTTCTCATTATTTTAAATATTGTCGCCTTATTCAAATACGGTATTTTTCTACCGTCGGTGGATGTATTATCCGCATATATACGATATACATTTTCCTGTCTCAATCCAGGATTTAATTTGATAATTGGCTTATTTATATCCGCGTGTATTAATTTAAATATAATATCCAAACGAATTTTGATGTCATAAGTCGGTTTTACAAGGAATTTTATATATTTGATACCTCTTGTTTTATATTCTATATCGGTAGTTCTCTCCTTATAAATATCATAAAACATATTTACATTATTAAAATTATCAAATACACCATCATTAATTAAATCACTTGTATTTTCTTTTAATAATTCCCTTTTGGATTTCAAGATGTCGAGAGAAAAAATGTCGTCTTTAAGTAGGATTGGATAATATATTTTGATGGTTATTTTTTCGTCCAGTTTTTTCAATAGAGAGTTTTCCAATACATTTTCAGCAAGACACAAGTATATGTTATTTTGATATAATTCACCGGTGTTTAATAGTAGATTATTATTTAATGACGATAAAGATTTTCTATAATTTTTTTCCAACGTTTCATCATACGAATCGACCAAAAAGGGATTACAAATATATGGATATTCATCTGCGATCAAAAAATAACTTTGCCCTAAAACTCTGGTTAATAAATATTTTTTATCTGGGGAAATGAGAGAAAGTAAGTCCTGATACGTGTAGGTTTCTTTTTCGGGAATAATTGGTGGATTCACCAGATTCATAAATACTTGATGCAACCTTGTTTTTGTAATCTCCATTTTATTCTGTGTCAATGATTCAAATAAATTCGTAGGATTCAAGTTGTCTTGTACGTGTCCAAATAAATATGTTTCATTCAAAGAAAACGGGTTGATTTTTGTTTCTCTCGTTCCTATATTATTCGTCAATTCTTCGGTAATTTTAATTTTAATCATTCCAACCGTATCATCTTTATGTATCTCTTGATGAGAGAAAAAGACGGGGATTTTTTCGTTTTTTATATGTTCTAATTCTGAATTATCAAAAATCGGCGTTTTCCCGTTATTAAATAACTGGTTTTTGGGGTCCGTTTGAAATAATTCGTCTAGATTGACGTTTTTTTCTTTATATAAATTTCCATAAAATACGTGTATTGAACTTGTTACGTTTTTATTTTTTAAAACATTTATTTTATATATTGGTGTATTTTGTGGTGTTTCCATTTTATATTATATTAGGAGAGTATTTTTATTTTTATTTTCATTATAAATATAATTACTTTCATTATACAATTCTTTTTTGATTTTAGACACCTTTTTTCTTATTGTCTCATGAGAACAATTTAATATATCACCTATTTCTTTATTACTTCGTATCTGTTTGAAATAAATATTATATTTATATTTCATAATATTTTGATATTCTATATCCATCTGTTTTACCATTTCCCACAAATAACAAATATTTTTCATATAATTATCTTGTAAATCGGATTTATACAAGGAATCATAATACACGTAATTCGAAATGAATTTTGTATGTATCATCTTTTTATACAATACTATATTGTCGTTTCTCCATTTTCTCGTGATTCTATTTGATTCACTCAACAATGTTAATGGGTGCATTTCTGACATTCCCTTGTGTAATTCACCCTTGATATATATTGACACATGTCCAGAAAAATGATACCTACTATCATAGTTTTTTATCGCCAACATCAGTCCTCGTAGTGCATAAAGTTTCATTTCCTCCAGTGGTATATGTTTACATTTTATCGAATATTTATGTTTAAATTCATACGCTTTATTACAAGCATAGTCCTTGTAATGTTTATACAAAATTCCACGACAAGTAGAAACCATTTCCTTCGTCGAGTCTGGATGTTTCAATATATATCTGATCTGTTTCCACTGTGTATTTGTCAAATAATCAAGACTCAATGCAGTCTTTACACAAAATATAATAAAAAATATCAATAGCATATTATAGTCATAATATAAATTTATATTTATATGTTTTATACATATAGTTTACTCTTGGCTTCGAAGAAGAAACACAAAAAATAAATATAAAAATTAGTGGTATTTCTCGAAGCCGGGGTAAAAAACCTAATTAATTTTTTCCAAAAGTATTTTGTGAAAATTAAAATTGGACATTTATAAATGTCCATTTTTGTAAAAAGCCAAATGAGTCTTGAAAAAAGGGGGCAAAAACTGCCTTTGTGATGCTAAAGCTCACAAAAAGTTTTCGCCGATTTTCGACTGAGAGCATAATTTTGTGAGCATAAATTTTTGACTTGTAAAAAAGGATTTAAAAATTATTTTTCACTTATCATATTAAGGATAAAAATGATAAGTGAAAATAGTGAAAATAGTGAAGCAAAATATTACTGTAAAAAATGTGACTATAAATGCAGCAAAAAACAGCATTTTAAGCAGCACCTAACGACATCTAAACATAAAAAGGATATACAAAATGATAAAATGATAAGTGAAAATAGTGAAGACCATTATACGTGCGAATGTGGAAAAAAATACAACCACCAGAGTAATTTATCAAGACATATTAAAAAGTGTACGAAAATGCAAAAACTTGGCGATCATCATATTTCATTCATAACGGATCAAATAGAGGAAAATAACCAAGAAGATAATCCAATAAATAGTACCATTATTCTTGAGTTACTGAAACAAAACAATGAATTCAAAGAACTCATTATGGAACAAAACAAGAAAATATTAGAATTGGTAAATACAGGTAATTCTAATGTTACTAATAATAACATCACCAATAATAACACCACGAATAACAAGTTCAACTTGAATGTATTCTTGAATGAAAAATGCAAGGATGCCTTGAATTTAACCGATTTCATTAGTAACTTGAATGTTGGGTTTGCCGATTTCGAAAATTTTGGGAAAATCGGGTATTCCAATAGCATTAGCCATATTTTCATAAGGGGATTGAAAGAACTCGACATTTATAAACGCCCGATTCACTGCAGTGATTTGAAGAGGGAAGTCATTCATATTAAAGACGATAATACCTGGAAAAAGGACGAAGAAAAAGAACAAATGATAAAAGCAATCAAAATGATTGAACACAAGAATATAAAGCAAATCCCGGATTGGATAAAGGCCCACCCTGCACATGCCGATATCAGGAGCAAGAAATTCGACGAGTATTCCAAGATGCTGGATCAGTCCATGGGAGAATACGAAGACGAGGATAACCAAAAGAATTACCAGAAAATAATCCGGAATGTTGCCAAGGAAATCCTCGTTGAGAAGGATTCGTAAATTTATTTCCAACACAATAGAATGTTGTTGTAAATAAATATGATTAATAATCAAAACCTACATCTTGGTCTTCATCGCCATCAATATAACCATCCATGTAATCTTCAGTCATATTTCCCATATTGTATTCTTCATTTTCAATGTCTTCGCCCATTTGTTGATCTTCCATATAATCGTCCATATATTGATCAAAATTACCATCAACGACGTTCTTGTTTTTCCTAACATTTTTTTCTATTTGAATAAGCTTATCCATGGTCTCTCGCTCTTCATCAAATACATCTTTATCGTATTGTGTTAATCCCTTTTTAAGACCTTTTGACCAAGATCCTAATTTGTTAATTTTTAAAATAGTGTCAACTTCTCTCGATTCATCATTCATCGCCTTTAATCGGTCTGTAAAAGTATCCTTTTCACTTTCTTTTATTTTAAATACCACATCCATAATGTCATTATAATTCATATTAATAATGCTCTTGTGTTCAAACATTATATTGAAATAAATAACCAACAACTCTGCTACTTTTGTCTTCAACTCTTTTTTATCACCAATCAACAAAGTAGATACTGGTTCAACTTCATTTTCATCATTATCGTATACGGTTAAGGTAGTTTCATCTTCATCTCCAATAATCATTGAATCATCGTCAGTATAACGAATATATGCATTCACACAAGTCAAAAAATAGAATTCAAACAATAATTTAGTTGTTCGCTTATCAAATACACTATGCGTTTCAAAATCTTTATATTTGATTTCATTAATATATGGCGTATTTTCAACCAACATTAAAAATTTATTCGTATTTGCCATGACAGATTGTAAAATATTATTCAGATTGGATTTTTCATAAAATTTATTAAAGTCAGAATAATAATCAGTTATGTTACGAATAATTTCATTACGGTGATATCCGGATAAATCCATTCTGGATAATCCCTCCATAATTGAAAATTCAGAATCCGAATATTTTACTTGGTTAATGATAATATTTGGAAATAATTTTGATATATTTTGAATATAATCCTTTACAAAATGAACTGAATTGTAAGTAGTTTCGTCGTAAATCGTTTGATTCTTTTCCTTATCGCTTTCTCTCCATTCTAATAAACTATTCAAATTTATCTGTAATCGATTAAACTCCTTGTTTTTTAATTTACCATAATTTTTTATGAAATTAACCAATTCATTCTTTAATTTACTATTTGTATTACTTAAATAATTTTTGAAATCTCTCATTTGATCTGTATCTTCATCCAAAGAAAAATCATAAGTATCCATAATTGTATCGAGGTGATTTCTCAACTCAAGAGGCACTAATTTAGTATCACCATTGTTATTACTTGAAATATTTTCAATAATGTCTCTCATTTTTGTAATTCTGGTTTTTAATTTGTCATTTAAAGAAATCTTGATTAAATTACTTCTATTGACAACTTGTAATAATCTTAAAAATTGCTCAGTAGTGTAATTATGACCGTTACTTTTCAATTTACGAATTTGTTCCAAAATAGAATCGCCAACATTTAAATTTGGTTTTTCTCCACATAAACTTACCAAATTCTCTGGTATAGGGATTAGGGATTTGAATTTACAGAAATAGATGAATGCCTTGTAGATGGTTTCTTCGTTGAATTTATCAGACAATCCGGGATAAATATTTTTATCATTCATTCTGCAAAACAAAAATGATGCTTTACTAATGGCTTTAATATCCAATAATATGTTGGATAATTCTTGAACATTTTGATTAAAAACCCCGATTTCACCGTCTTCTTTTATAAAATACTCCAATGTTGTTTCAAATCCCTTTTCATTACAACAAGCATTTTCCAAAAAGGGTTGATTTGATGAATCATTTAATAATAATCTTTTGTTTTCCACTATTTTTTGGATTTTTTCTTGTATTGCGAGAGAAAACATTATAATCTTGGATTGAACGATTAATATTTTCTCTCTTTGTTGAGGAGATGTTCCTTTAATATGAGACAATAAATCACTCTTAAAATGCCCTGATATGTTTTCTATTGTTTTCAAATGAATACGTGCTAATGGAGGTAAAAAATTCTTCCATTTATTTAATTCATGCTCAGCTGGTATAAATTCAACGGGGTGAATCAACAAGTATTCCATTTTCTCCTTTATCTTTCTCTCCACATCTATATTTTTCAAAAAGTAAGTATCAATAAAATATTTAATCATTTCTGATATTTTATCTTCTTTTGAACTTCCTAATCCTGACCATGGGTCAATATGCTTAGACTTGGGTATCTTGGATGCAATACACGCCATATATTTTAAAGAACTGATATCACCATTTCCTTCTAATGGAAATCCGGAGAAAGATCGGGCACATCCTGGAAATGTTCTCTTGCTTCTTACCCCGGGAATACTTGTTTGTATGGCAATTATAATAGCACCCATGGTAAGATATAAAATATTAAAATTATAAAAGGTTTTGTAACTTCTTGGTTGTCCTTTACCCTTTTTACTTTTCTCTTCCATGTTTTTGTTATATTCCGTTTCAGAAGGTAACGCAAGATGTAATGCGTTGTTGGCGATTTTAAGAATGAATTCCAATTGGTCATCCAGTTTCACCCCCATAAATTCGGAAAATGCTGCGACCACATTCACCATTAATCGCGTTTCAGCATTCACGTATTTTGATTTTGTTTTTTCCTTGATGATATCAATATTACCAGATACAATATCACCCGCTTCTTTTTCCATAACATCTCTACTCTTAATCTTGAATCCTTCTTCGTAGCCTTCATCTATATCAAAATCTATTTTACAAATTACTCGACCACTTCCGCCTTTTTTGTCCACCCAAGAATCACCGTCGTCACTTAGTCCACCGATGTCTTTTTTAATCATTTCAATAGTATTTGAATAATTATCTGGATCTTGCACAAAAACCGATGCAAGCGTGTATATAAATGTTGGTAATAATTGGGTATTTGTTTTTATACAATACAACCAGTATTCATTTTCACCGCCCGCGGTATTTGCCGCTCTGGTAAAACGTGTAGTAAATGAAATGATATCATTTTGTTTTTTTACAAAATCGCTTTGGCCGAGAATAATATTCAGAATTTTAGTATAGGGTGAAACAACAATATCTACCACTGAATCATCCGCGGATATTTGTTTTACACCGATTTTATACTGTTGATTGTTATACTTGAATGCAATATTTTCTTTGATTTGATTTAGTTTGTCGATGATTTTCACATTGTAATCGTATTTTATTTTCATGCGTAATTCCAATTCTTCCTTTGACATTTGATAACTTTTATCAAATTCATTCATGATTTCAATGTAAGCTTTCTTAGTCATGTCTGCTTTATTGACATCCATCGATTCGCATTTGAGATTATACTTGTCCTGTACAGTAATACATTTGTCTTGGAAATTACACAAAATGTCTTCTTTATTTCCGATTGTTTTTTCATCTATTTTGGTATCCAAAACCCATTGGTTATTATCTCTCACATAATACTTGATCTTGTTATCATTATTATCAAAATAAAATGCATAATGACCACTTCTAACTCGTTTTGCACCATTAATTAATGTTTCTGCAAGATAAATTGCATTCTTATCGTCTATTTTAATTTTTTCTTTTAATTTTTTAATTAAAAATTGGTGAAAATCCGCTGGTAACATTCTCATCTGATCATTCAAGAAATCGTCCATAATACTGTAAATGGTATTGTCGTATTTACTATCAAAATAAATTGTTTTATCGTTATCCGATTCCAATTCTTCCAAATTAGGATATTGTTTTGCAATAACAATACTTTGACATTGTTCTCCTTGTTGTTTATTTAAATCGATTAATTCATTTTCTATATTGGCTTCCTTGTCTTCGATCAATTTATTTATATTAGCAGGTAACATTAAAAATACATTTTCAATAGCTACACAGTAATTATAAATATTACCAAAATCTCGAATGACTGATTTTGTCAAAAATTCTGAATTGGTTTGATTGTTTTCATTAACATCACCCGCAATAAATGGCGAATTATTATAAATATTTATTACTTCTTGTTTGTTTTTACTTTCATTAATCATCATTTTGAGAGAAGTGTCATTCGGCTTATTTGAATTACTTGAACTAATTCTTTTAATATTTGAAAAATACTTGCTTTTTTCAATAAATTTTTTGTTATAATCTGAAATTTTTTCTTGTAAAAAAATGTTGATATCTTTATATTGCATAAATGTTAAATCAGAAGTGTAAATCAAAAATGGCTCCAATACATCCACCACATTTTTGAGAGATAATTTTCCATTAATGTATTTTTTAATCATATTAAAGAGCGTTCTTGTTTTTGGTATTACTTTTTCTAAAAACTGATTATACATTTCATTTGAAGACAAATCACCGGGTTCTTCAGGTTTATTCAAACTAAAATGATTAATTGAATTGAAAAATGTTTTTTCGTCAGACGCGACGTCATTCTTTTCTTCAGATGTATTAATATCCACAATTACATTATTCACTGACGTTTTTTTATTCAAAAATAGCCAGTAATAAACAAATAAAGTATTTAAATTTGCCTTTGTATAAATATTCGTTCCGGGTAAAGAAATATGAGAGAAACGAATCACTGGTTCAGGAAGAGTTAACAATGATTTCAAAGAAATAAAGTCGGATTCCGTCATATTTACGACTCTATATTTTTGTTTGTTTCTCGAAATAGGAGTTCCTTCCAAACGAGTCAACCCAGTGTTGTATTTATCCATTAAAAATCTGGTATTGTCTATCCATTTATCAAAAACCGCACTCGAATAAAAGTCTCCTAAATTGTCAATGACTACGTTAAAATTGTCTGCAACTTCCTTTTCTATGATGATGTCCCGTTTCATTTCAGAATCAATATCATAAAACGGTGTAAAAAATGAATTGATATCTCTATATAAGGAAGTATAATTTGAATTATTTGTTTCAATAATATTTTTTAATTTTAAATAATAACGTTGACCATCGTATTTGTAGTCTTTATTGTCGTTTTCATCATCATTATCAGGGTCAGTATCATTACGATTAATTTTTTTAATATTCTTGGCAACTGGTAAAACCCAGTATAACGATTTTTTGAAATTCATTAAATTTTGTATAAGTGGTTTCCATAATGCGTCTTTAATAATAGCACCGTTTACATTTCCATGTTCGTCAAAGGTGGAAAACTCTTCTCTCAATTGTTTAAAACGGCTAAGTATAGTATGAATGTTATTTAAAACCATATTTGTTCTTTTATCATTTGGAATATCTGATAATAATTCATTCAATAAATCATTCATTTGCAAATCAATGTTGAAACGTTTTTCAGATTCGTCTACATTTACAAATTGCTGAATCGCCTTTAATTCATCGCCAAATTGAATTTCATTTGCCTCTAATATAAAATCGCGTATATTTTCCTTTACTTCTTCGCCGCTTGGCATACTCATTTGATTTGAAATATCAATCGATTCTTGATCGATTACATCTTCTTCTTGTGACGACGGCTTCGTTTCTTTTTCCTCCTGCGGTTCACTGGTTTTAATATCACTTCTATCTGAACTTGGTTTCTCTCGTATCTCAAATTTTTCAATTGGAAGATTGAGTGGAATTCCTTTATATGCAAAATTTATATACAACAACTCTTTTTCTGGAAAAGTTTTAATTTCAATCATATCTTGTTCTAAATTCGTAATTTCTCCGGTAACGATGGTTGGTATATCTCCTCCAAAATAGATATTTACCCAAACACCTGGTAATAAATCATTTTGTCTTGCATAACCACGTTTATCATTTCTATAAATGAGAGAAATGGATTTAATCGTTCCTTCCCCTAAGGTCCCATCCTCATTAATTTTAATGTTGATTAGATTAAAGTTATTTGTATCTATCATTTTGATAATTCTATTATCAATATAATCAATAATAAATGTATTATTGTTTAATATTTCATTCAACGGATCTTTTATTTTTATAACATCTCCTAATTTTAAATTAATAAATTCATTTTCTTCGGACGAAGATGATGTTGTTTCTTGAGTAGATGACTCTTTATCGGAACTTTCGGCATCTTCTTCTTTTTTTTCTCCCGTATTGTCGTCTTCATTTGAATTAGATGGGGCAGATTCATCTGATTTACTTTCATTTGACTCGGAAGACGATTGTGAATTCGAAATTTCTTGAGATTTATTGCTGGATGATGCTGAATTGGATTCAGCTGTCGGAGCTTCTACGGTTATATTTTTATTTTCATTATTTTCTGTTTTATTTTTTAATGGATCTGTTGAAACATTAGACATTATCCTATATTTATAATAGATAATTTTATGAATGAATAAACTGAAATTATCTATAAACTATTACGAAACCTGAGTTTTCTAAACAATACGGAAATATGATACTTAATAATCTTCAGGTGGATTTGTAATTAAATTCGCCAATGTCAAATCTTGGAATTTTGCGTCTTTATCATATTCATGAAAATAATCCATATTTCTAACATATTCACCTTCGGCAAAATCCGCAGCTCCTCGTGTCATTTTTATTTTTTGAAAAAATTCAAGGGATTGAATCGCATAATGATTTAAATGAATTAAAGTGTCTTCTCTAAGAGTATGTTCATCGTCATAATAATTCACTAAACCGTGAATCCAAATATGAGAACTATTTGGAATTGCACTCGTTTGGAATATATATTTGGAATCCTTGTGTTTTATAATTTCCTCACGATGCGTTATGCTTTTTCTAATATCTGGCGGTTGTTCTATGAGACCATCACTACCAAACATTAACCAACATGAATATATTAAATTATAATGTTCAAGACCCTTTAATACTGTACTCAATTTATGGCTTGTCCCAAAATAAAATTCATCTAAATCACATACAACTAACCATTTTGTATTTTCCTTTAACTTTTCATTATCAAATGTATCTTTGTAATATTGTTGTTGGTAATGTTTTTTTGTTCCATAAGAATAAGTTACATATCCTTTATCAATATAATCATTTAAAATAGCCATTGGATTATCTGTACTACCATTATCGATTAAATAAAAATGCTCAACACCTTGCCATATATAATGATCTAACCATACCTTTAAGTTCGCCGTCTCATTTTTAAATATTGCTAATACGGATACATAATACATAATATATTTTATAATGTGTGTATTATCTATATTATTTTTATTCAAATAATATAAATATTATTATTTATTGTAATTTATGAGTTGTGTTTATAAGTTGAATGAAATACCTGGATTTGGTGAATTATTACTAAATAGCGATGATTTGAAACAAAATATAATCAAACAAAAAGATTTCACTACGATTTTTAACCAAAACTACAAGATTATATTTTATGACAGGGATTATTTATCAGACTCGATTTGTATCATTTATGGATTATTAAAATCGGTTGTAATTAATTGTAAAAATGAAGTCGTTGGGTTTTTCCCTCCTAAATCATTAGACTATGAATATTTTTATAAAACAAACACCGAAATAAATGATATTATTGTTGAAGAATTAATTGATGGCTTTCAGATCAACGTATTTTGGGATAATTCAATTGGGTTAAATGGTGGATGGCAAATTTCGACAATGATGAATGTTGGGTGTCATGAAATTTATAGCAATGGTAAAAAAATAACTGATATTTTTACAGAAATTTTTATGAAATCTAATATGGAATGGGATGTCCTTGAAAAAAGATATTGTTATAATTTTGTATTACAACATAAGGATATTGATTTGGTAAAATCGGTTGAAACACCTCAAATGTATTTGATTAAAGTATATGAAATTGTAAATACTGCAGACGGTACTGTTAATATATTTCCGGTCGACATTTCTCAATTTAAGGAGTCGAGTTATTTTTTTCATATAAAATTTCCAAAGGTATATGATTCGTTTAAAAGTTACGACGATATTACAAAGGAATGTAATAGTATGTCTATTTCATGTAAGATCAAAGGGTTGAATATTTATAATAAAAAAACACATTTGAGAAGTAAATTAATAAATCCGAATTATGATTATGTAAAACATATGAAATTTTCATTATTTTTTGATAAAAATTATTTGAAACTTCAATATTATTATTTTACTTTACGAAAAGAAAATAAGGTATCTTCTTTTTTGGATAAGCAGCCCAAGTATAAAAATGATTTTTTATTTTTCAAAAAATATTTGTATATATTTACGGAAAGCCTTTTTATACTTTATAATAAATGTTATGTTATAAAAGAATATAAAATAACAGATTATTCCAACATATTTTATTTACATATCAAGCTTCTTCATCAAAAATATATAAAAAATTTAAAAAATAAGAATTTATGTGTTACTAAAAAATTTGTCATTGATTATGTTAACGAATTATCACCAGAAATGTTGATGTGTATGTTGAATAGTCAATAATCATTAAATCTTTTTTAGTATTGATTCATAGATTCCAGTAGCAATGCTAATCGTATTTTTTAAATTTTGTTTTAATGCAGCTAAATCAGTTGGTTCTTTATATGCAACACGGATTATACTATCTGTATCATGTGGATGCATTTTCTTGAAACCGCAATAACTCATTGTCTTCATTTCTTCAAAGAATTTTGAATACAAAATATATTCAAGTATTTTTCCAACTGTATAATCTTCATTTTTAAGAATAATATCAAATGAATTACTCATGGTGTTTTCAGATTCTTTGATTTCAATGATTCCTGCATCATCGGTTTCAATACCAGTATCAAATTTTTCTAATTTTTTATTAATAATCTTACACGCTTTTTTTAAAATATCTCTGTTTGAATATACCCCGATTGTTTGAATGATAAAATCAAAACTGTCTTTCTTTACAATACGTTTGCCTTCAAGTAATTTCCAGTTATTAGACTCAAATTCAATCTGGTTTTTATCCATTCCTTTATCTTTCCATTCTTGTTTTTTCTTATCAAGTTCTTTTTCCATATAAGCATCGTCTACCGTATACCCATATGAACAGCATGAAACAACATTAAACATACCGTCTGTTTTAGCAGTTTCAATTGAAAATTCACAGGTTAAGCTTATTTTTTCTCCTGGAATGTTTTCAGAGATTTTTGGACGTAATCTTACAAAATCAATGTAATAACCGGTTAATTCGTTAGGTGGGAAAATATTACGTGTATCTTTAGAAGATAAATATTCATTTGTAGTGGTATTTTTTATTTTAAAGTTTTCAGTTGTCACGTATTTAATAGTATCACCTGTATTTTCTTCATTAACTTCTAATAAATAATTTTTTAAAGGAATTTCAAGATCATCTATATGGATAGGAATACAGCTAAGGCGTTGTTTTATAATTTCATTATTAAATCTGGTTGTATTTAGACTAATTACTGATTTGTTTTCTTCGTGGGGTGAAGTTCTAAATACAACTGTAGGAATATCGGATAAAATAGTTCTACGAATTGCATTAGCTAAACTAACATTTATTCCACTTAGAGTAAAAGTAAGAACATCGCCATCTTCTATAAATTTGGAAGTTTGAGGATTCATGATTGTCTATTACTATATAATTATAATATATTTAATATATTTGTATTAATAATCAATTTTTTTGTTTATTATATTTTTGGATTCTTATAAATTTTTGGATTCTTATAAATTTTTGGATTTTTATAAATTTATTATTTTAGTAAAATGAGTTAAAATAATAAATTGAATAGCTAATTATAAATTAATGAGTTCAATATTGTATTATTCTAATTTTTGCGAACATTCCAAAAAATTGTTGCAATCTTTATCAAAAACTCAAGTAAGCAAAGATATTCATTTTATTTGTATAGATAAGCGTGTGAAAGACCAAAATGGTAAAATTCAAATTATTTTAGAAAATGGTCAAAAAATAATTATGCCCGAAAATGTAACAAAAGTGCCTGCTTTATTGTTATTGTCTCAAGGATATCAAGTATTATATGGTGAAAATATTTATAATCACATTAAACCAAGAGAAGAAGTTGTTGTCAGACAATCAACAAATAATAATATGGAGCCGATGGCGTTTTCTTTAGGAGGTTGTGGTGGATTTGGCATTGCCTCTGATAGTTATAGTTTTTTAGACATGGATCATGAAGAACTGAATACAAAAGGCAATGGCGGAATGCGACAAATGCATAATTATGTACCATTGAATTATTCAGATAATATAACAACACCGACAGATGATTTTGACTATAAAAAAGATAAGTTGTCTGGTGATTTAACAATTGAAAAATTACAACAACAAAGAGCTCAAGAATTAAATAATTATTCTTCACAACAACAGAGAAAAATATAAAATAAAAATCTATGATGAAATAAAAAATTACAATAAAATATAATTTTTATAATTAAGCTACTTAAATACATAATTTAATTATAAAATAATGTCAACACAGTCATCAACCATTTTGAATGGATTTAACAATCATTTTATGGAATTTGTAGAAGATATTATTAGAATTTTTCCTAATGATGTGGATATTTTATCGGCAAAAAATAGTTTTTCATTAATTAGAAAAGCAAATCCTAAATTAATTATAAAAATATGGAAAAGATATGTTGTTGATAAATATTCTGATCAAATCGATGCCGGAGATATTAGTTTTTTTATAAATAAAGATTATGGTGAAGATTTAACAAAAGCACCAAATTCCGAACAGATCATTGATGCAATCAATCGATTACGAAATCCGATTAAAATGATGAATCCAGATGAGCAAACGAAGACAATGAAATATATCCAAAATTTAAAAAAATTAAGTGAAATGTATCATTTATTATAATTAGTGTATGCGTGACATTCTTGGTAAATTTGTAAGAATAATTACGAATAGTATAAAAAATATATATTATTATATATATTGTTTATTATGAAAATACAACGTGGAGGAATTATTATAAAAGATAAATCTCCAGAAGAAGCATTTGATTTTTTTATTCAAAACAGTAGAAGGATAACTTTTATGCATAGTACAGGTAAATCCATAATATTACGATGTCATTTGGACCCACAAGTAAAAAAGGATTCACCGTATTTAATGTTACGACCAGAAGATTATAAAAGTCCGATTGACACAATATTGATTAAGTTATGTTTTGTAATATCTGGTTCTACTATTAATCTGCGACAATTAATAACATTAAACGAAATGATTCAGAATTATATCAAGTTAAATAATATACGTAGTCAAGGTAGTGAAGGTAGTCAAGGTAGTGAAGATAGTGAAGGTAGTGAATATGGTGAAGATAGTGAAGATGGTGAAGGTAGTGAAGGTAGTGAAGGTAGTGAAGGTAGTGAAGGTAGTGAAGGTAGTGAAGGTAGTGAAGGTAGTAAACCAAGCTCAATAATAAAAAATATGTATAGTTTAACCGGTCATGAAAGTGCATTTATAAATGAAGTAAAAATACAACGTGATATATTTTTGAAAACAAGTGATTATTTAGACCCAATATGTCCTGCACCTATCTATGAAAAAGTATATAATACGAGTGAATCTATTATAAATAAATTAGAACAAAAATCTGGCCAAAAAACCAGATATATATTAAATGAAATAAAACTATTATTTAGCAATGTATTTGAAAAAATAAAAGGTATGACTGGGTCAAAATATAATTTTGGAATAGGAATACTTGCCATGGAATTTTCGGATGGTTATGATGATTTATTTTATTTATACGAGAAAACAGAGAGAAAACAATTAAGAGAGGATGAATTAAGAAAATATGAAAGTATGTCAAGATTAAAAATAATAGAACTTGCGTTAAAAACTGGATATATTCATGGAGATTATCAAAGTGCAAATTTTATGATAAATCCATATTTAACAGGATATTATGAAGGTATAAATGGAAGAGTTATGATGATTGATTTTGGTTTTTCAAATAAAATTCCTCAAGATAAGTTAAATCAAATTAGACAAGCGTATGAAAAGAAAAAATATATGGATTGTTTAAATATCATACATGATTTAGGAAGATTTGGTAGTGGTGAAGCAAGAAACACACTTAAAGAATATCCAGAATATTATAATTGGGTATTGCATCTGTATGATAACTTGAAAAACATAAAAATTAAAAATAATAGTCAACAAAAAATAAATGAATTAAACCAACAAATCGGTTTTTTAATAGATTTAGAACAGGTTGCAACTGAAAAAAGAATAGCTGAATTTAATGAAAATCATAAACGGTTCAAAGGTCAGGGAGAAAATGGGGAAGATATATATCCAGAACTTCCTTTAACCGAAAAAGTTAAAGAGATCTTATTCAAAGGTTCGAATATTATTTTTGGAGGAGTTAAAAAAATGAAATCTAAAAAGTGGAGAACAAAAATAAACATCTATAAAACGCACAAAGGAGGTAAAAAAAAATATTTGAAACGTAAATATAGAAATAAAACAGTAAAAAAGATATAATAAAATGTAATAAAATAAAAATCTCAATTGTGTGGAATGAAAATATTATAAATAATATAATATATTTATATTTAATTTAAACTTAAATATAAATCTGTTGTAAAAGTATATTTAAGTCTATGAACGAAAGAACACAAGAAGAAAAAAAGATCCCCGAGGAATTTAAGAAGATTATTCCCGATTTTATTAATGATATCAAGACAACATTTCCGGAATATGCTCCAATTATTAATCAATGGTGGTTTTCAAGTGCGAATGATATGAGTGATGAAGACAAGGATAGGAAAATAGAAGGAATTTTTAAGCATTGTATCGGTATTTTTCCTGAAAGATTCTTTGATATTTTATATAAAAATGTGGAAATATTTAATAAAGATTCGGACATAAACACTGAATTTTTGCCAGGATTAAGTTTCAAATATTTGTGGAATTGTGATATAAGTGATAATACAAAGGAAACGATTTGGAAATATTTACAATTGATATCTATATCTGTAATTGGTAGTGTAAAGGACCAAAGTGCTTTTGGAGATTCTGCTAAATTTTTGGATAGTATAAATGAAGACGAGTTTAAAAATAAATTACAGGAAACACTGGAAGGTATGCAAAATTTATTTGGGGGTGATAATAAATCGACGGATGAAGGGGAAGAAAAGATGAATGTTCCATCGGCAGAAGACATACATAGTCATTTATCTGGAATGTTGGGGGGTAAATTGGGAGATTTGGCACGTGAAATAGCGGAAGAAACCGCTGAAAATTTGGACATGGATATGGAAAATATAACAGATGCGAAAGATGTTTTCCAAAAGTTATTTCAAAATCCTGGAAAACTGATGAATTTGGTTAAAAATGTTGGTGAAAAATTGGATTCGAAAATAAAATCGGGGGAAATCAATCAAAGCGAGTTGATGAGTGAAGCAAGTGATATTATGGGCAAGATGAAAGATATGCCGGGCATGGGAGATATTCAGAGTATGCTTAGTCAGATGGGTGGATTAGCAGGAATGGCAGGAATGGCTGGATTAGGTAAAAATACAAAATTAAATACTGGTGCGATGCAAGCTCAAATGGATCGGACAATGAAAAGTATGAAGACGGGTGAAAGAATGAAGAAGAATTTGGAAATTAGAAAAGCAGCGGCGGCGGCTGCTGCAGCTGCAGCAAATACTACTGCAGCACCACAGAAACAATTAACCGAGCAAGAAATACAAGAATTAATTAATAGTTTTGAAAAACCAGAAAGAACACCAAGAGATAAAGGAAATAGTAATTCAAATGGTAAAGCTGTAGGTGGATCTGGAAAAAAGAAGAAGAAGAATAAAAAATAGAGGATATCGGTATCAGAATCGGAATCTTGATTATGAAAATAAATCAAATAAATATGAAAATAAATCAAAAATAATATAAATAGTTGTTTATTATTTATATTAATGAGTAAAAAAATATCTTTATTCAATAGTTTTTCATTTCATCATGAAATGTTTGGTTATATTATTCATTATTGTTCCCAATATAATTACGAATTAAATATTTATACTGAAATGAACGGAAATTGTGGTTGGATTGATTTTTACAGAACAAAATTTACAGATATTTCATTGAATCTTTGTAATGTGCATAATTTTGAAATAAACCGGTATAATTATGATTTGGTTTTTTTAATAACAGATGATGATCCAATGTTTAAAAACGATTGGTTACTTGATGACTCTTTTAGAACACGTGTTATTTGTATAGATCACCATTTTTCAAATCGCAGGACTCATGCATTACATCATATTGGAACACGCCCTTTTGCGATTCATTTGAGAAAATGGGGTTTGCCGTGTTTTCCGATCGTTTCCTTTATGGATAAAATTAAACTATTAACCTCAAATGAAATACATATTGCGATTGTAGGCGGTTCTTTACCGAATAAATTAATAAATGGTAAATACAATGTGGGTATTTTGAATAGGTTTAAAAGTAATTATAAGATAGTGATTCATGCGATTTCGAGGAATATTACCAGAGAAATGTTTGAAGGAATAAATCCAGAGTTAGAATTACGTCTATACAGTAGTTTGAGTACAATAAGTATGACTGAAATCTTGAAGAAATGCAATTATTTATTGACGGATGTGAATAACCCGCAAGATGATCATGTCACTGGTTTCAGTATGTCGGGTGCAGTTCCACTTGCATATTCTTGTTTGTTACCACTGATTATTTCAAAACAGGGTAATAGTGTATATAAATTTAAAATATGTTTGGAATTTGATATAAATACGAATGACGACATTATTGTGCCAAATAGTTATGAAAATAAAGAATACCTGTATGATTTGTTGAATAAAGAAAGACAAGAATTAATAAACATGTTTTTTGAATTTAATCAAAATGTGTTGATTCAAAATGAGAATCATCAAAGTAATGCAGTGGAAGAAGGCAATAGTATGAATGTTAAAAACACTGCATTAATTATCGAGCCGAGATTTTTGAAGAATTTGCCAAAACTGATGAATGAATATCATAAAATTTTAGGTAATAAATGGAAAATTGTTTTTTATTGCGGTTCAGGGTTAAAAGAAAAATGGATACAAAAATTACAAAATGACGATATTGAGATACGTGAATTGGATAAAACAAATTTAACATTCGAAGATTATAATAATTTCTGCAAGGAACGTAATTTATGGAAATCTTTATATGGAGAATATGTATTGGTTTTCCAGTCGGATACTATTATTAAAAATATAGAACCGTATACAATTGATAATTATGTTTCACTCGGAAAGACATATATCGGTTGCAATATGTTTTATAATTGGAATGAACTTGTTAGAGAAAACATATTTCGGGAATACAGAAATTTCAATGGAGGTTTGTCCTTGAGAAAAAGAGAAGATATGATCAGAATAATAGACACATTTGGGGTTGAATCAAATGTATTCAACACGTCAAATAAAATACAAACTGATGCGGAAGATGTATTTTTCACATTGGGAAGTTATAAATTGAATTTACCTGTGGGGGATGATGAATTTTGTTCGCATTTTGCAATACATACGATTTACCATGAAAAATTTTTTGGAATCCATTATTCTGATTGGATACCACGGACACAGCTGATTGAAAAATATCCAGAATTACAAGAATTTCCTCAAATTTTTAGAAGAATCACAAATGAAGATTATATTGAGTAATGTCATATTTTTCTGAAACACATATGACGGGTTCGTCATAAATATTTATTATTTATAATTTTTATTTACAAATAATAAAATACAATACTAAAATACTAAATTACATTACATATCTACCCCAAGACATTCCTCTTCCATTACTGTAATCTTTTCTATTTAATTCAACAATTTTATTTTGTTGTGTATATTCAGTCCAATTTCTTGTAGGTCCGTGAGTCCATTCCTGTTCCCAGCCTGGTGTAAATACGGTATCATCAAGGATAACGATTGTATCTTTATGTGCTAAATGAAAACAGTTTTCCAAATCTTTTTTGGATATTTCGTATTCATGTCCTCCATCAATAAATATAACATCAAATTTGGCATCTTTATTATTTTGTAAATAAACTGGAATTGTTTTTGTACTATCCCCAACTATTAAGGTGTGTCTATTTGGATAAGTTATATCAATAAATTCTTTACCAAGTGCTACATAATTATATTTTCCTAAATCAAAAGATAATACTGTTAAATCGGGGTTATTTTGTAAAAAAATTTCAGAAGAATGACCTCCGTTAAATCCAATTTCCATGACTTTTATATTTGGTTTATTTGTTAAACTTATTAAATCTTCTACTTGTTGTGGTACTTGTTGACTATATCCTTCTATAAAACGAACTTTTAAATTATTCAAATAATCTGAAATAGACATATATATGATATAAATATATAAATTCCTCTTTATAAACGTAAATGAAATATAATAGTTTGTGAAAATAATAATTAAATATTTATTACATAGTAATAATATTATAAATTATTGAATAAATATGAGTGAAACAAATGAAATTATATTTATTACAGCTTATAAAGATATAAAACGTGAAAATTGGAATTATTTCAGTAGAACAAATAAAGAATATATAGATTGGTTCTACAATTTGGCATACAATATTAGTTATAAATTAGTGGTATATGTGGAAGATGATATTTTGCAAATGATTACAGAAAAAAACCGTTTTGGCGACAATATTATATTTAAAAATTTTAATAGTGTTGATACATTTTTAAAAAAACATATTCAAAAAGAAAAAGAGGTCATTGATAGTGAAATATATAAGCTGAGAATACATCCAAATAGAAAGCTTTATCCAGAACATAATGTTCCGGAGTATAATTTAATCAATCATTCTAAGATAAATTTTGTGAAAAATTGTAAAGATTGTTATCCGGGTTATAAATATTATGCATGGATAGATTTTGGAATATTAAATAGTCATATTTGTCATATTCCACGATTCTTGGATTTATCAGGATTAAAAGACAAAATATATTATCAAGCGTTCCGACCTCTTCCGGAAAATAAGATTTTTGAATTAGATATGTTATATTATGGCGAAGTTTTTGTTCTTGGTTCAGGTTTTATTGTTCATCATAGTTTAGTGGATCAATTCGAATATTTATGGGAACAAAAAATATTAGATTGGCAGAATAAATATATAAGCGACGATGACCAAAGTTTAATCATACAATTGTATTATGATAATAAAGAATTATTTGAAATTATAAATTATGATTTATGGTTTGGGTTATATCCGTATTTTTTGAAGGACAAAAATATTTTGAAAAAAATCATATATGGTCATGAAAAATTTATAGAAACCGAGTTGTGTTATATGATGGGATTACATAAAAGTAATAAAGGTCATAGACAAATAAACATGTCTTGGCATAATTATACACCATTTTATTATGCAAATTTCAAAAATATGAAATACGACATACTCAGAGTTTTTGAGCTCGGGTTAGGTAAAACAAATACAATTATTCCTGCTACGAAAAATGGTGGTTGGGATACGATAGGTGAGACGGGTGGTTCTTTATATGGATGGCGTGATTTTTTTGTATATTCGAGTGTTTATGGTGCAGATATAGATACAGATAAATTATTCAGTGCAGATAGAATAAAGACATATTATTGCAACCAACTTATTCCGAACGAGATTAACGAATTATGGAAACAGCCTGAAATGGACAAACCATTCAATATTATGATACAAAATGGATTAAACAAGTATTATGCAATTGTTTGTTTTTTTGAAAACAGTATTCATAAACTGGAAAAGAATGGTTTCTATGTAGTGGAAGATATTTTACACGAAGAACTGCATTTATTCAATGAAATAATTAAAAATAAATGGGAAAATGCGTATCCACATTTGAGGTTTCAGTTATATATATTACATTCAAAAATAAATAGGAAAAATAATAATTTGTTAGTGATAACGTCATAAAATTATGAGTAAATGATTAAATATAATATTTTATATGTACGAGTGTATGTCAAATAAAATATTATAATAAATAAAAATAGAAAAATTAAGTAATCCTATATTATATATAATGACATCTTATAATTCATTTTGGGCAAATGATCCAACAATATTATTCAACAAAAATTATATAATGCAAATATTTCCAATAGGTAATCTGACGTTTGATGAAAAATTAAATGCAATAACTCGATTTGTTATAATATTATCTATTTTAGGATTTATTGTCACGCATTCATTTCGTTTTTTGATTAACGGGGTAATTACTTTATTTATTATTTATTTGATGTATAAAACGCAAAAACAGAATTTAATTAGTGAGCTTAGTGGAAATATGGAAGGTTTCGAAGTTAAAAAGAAAAAGAGGAAGGATTTTAATCCGACGGATGATAGAGTAGATGGTCTTAAAATAATCAATCCAGAGACTTTAAAGGAATATTTAAAAACGGATTTTGAAGAAATATCAAAAACGAACCCCTTGGGAAATGTATTATTAACCGATATAATGGATAAACCAACAAGAAAAGCGGCACCTCCATCATTTAACACAGAAGTTTACGAAGATATTAGTAACAATACGAAAAAAATGATTCAAACATTAAATCCTGATATTAAAAATACCAACAAACAATTATTTGGGGATTTAGGAGAAAAATTTGAATTTGACCAGTCGATGTGGCAATATTATTCAACACCAAACACAAAAATACCAAATGATCAAGGTGCATTTGCGGATTTCTTATATGGAGATATGCCATCTTGTCGTGGTGGTGACGATATTGCTTGTATTAAGGATAATTTTAGGTATAATTTATATTAATTAATTATGTTTCTTTTTGTTTAGTAAAAAATAATGTATAATATATATAAATATGGCAAACATATCAAGTTATACTTTTGAAAATATGTCGAGAATCGGCAATGACAGTTGTTATTTAGACCAAGAAACTATCCAAAATAATAGTGCATGTAGTTATACATTGCAAAACTATTTTGCAAATGACTGTAGTATGAAAAATCCGATTAGTTTAGCAACATCTCAGCCTTGTGTAAATTACAAGGGTGGTTATAATTTAGGTGCAGGTGGTTGTAATGTGGATGATAATTCTAATTTACTCATTGGAACAATCCAAACACACCCTAAATGTAGAATTGATTTATTTCAACGACCATTTGCGACTGTTCCATTTATGGGACGCGGTTCAGTTGATCCAATTTTGGAGGCACAAATTCAACAAGGTGAAATGATTACCAACAAACGTTCGGTAACGAATTTACCAGAGAAAAGTTATCTAAAATACAGTCAGACACCATTGTTGCCTGAGGTTAAGGAAAAAATCGAAAATCCAGCTTATTCTGTTGAAAGTGTTGCGTCAGAAGGTTGGGTTCGCGGAGGCGTTCCTTCCCGTGAATTGACTCGTGACCGTGAATTGTATAATTCAAAGGGAAAACGATAATTGTTGAGATGCTTATAGAGTTCTATTTAAAAAATAAATAATAATAAAAAATTATTTATTTTTCTTGTTTATTCAAGTGATTTGACACACATACTATAAATGATACGTGATTGGAAGTATAATATTAAATTAACTATGATTGGATACAACAAAACGTGAATATGAGAGAAATCAAACTTCTTAATGCTAAAAAGAGAAATAATACTGGTAAAAACCGAGACAATTAAGAAAAAGAAGACAAAAATAAGAATTACAAAATAATACATGCACCATTCTTTACCTAAAGGACTAAAAAAAGTATCGACTAAGTCACCCATTATAAAATATTGAAAGAAAATAATTTTATTGTTAATTATTCTTTATTATGATTTAGAAAAATACGGTTTTACTAAAGTAAAATAAGGAATGTATAACATTCATTTTTTACCTACATATGTTTATTATGATTCATCATTGAGAGAAAAACTGCCTAAAGAAAATAGTATTTCTACTGTTGTTGAAAATGAAAATGAAGAGATTTGCAACTTAATTTACCAATCAGATTATTTACAAATCTTCAATATTACAGAGTATAATGATGACATTATAAATACAGAAATTAATAGGCTATTTGAAATTGTAAAAGATCATTCGAATTTTGTAGAATGTATGAAAAAAGCAGCAGGCATGTTTTTGAGTGAAGATTTAGAAGTGGGATTAATGGCTTTATTTTCTTATGATTATCTATTTGCAACACATTTATGCATTTGCGATATTTTGGTAAATAATAAAATACAAGAAAAAAATATAAATTTGCTTACTACATTAGTATTTGAATAAATATGAATAAATATGAATAATATTGAATAAATATAAAATTCAAAAATAATATTATATACATAGTATAAATGGCATCAACCAGAAATTTAAATACACGAGGTAATTATAATTTAGAACAAAGACAATACAGAGATATGGCAAATTACGCACTTTACGAACACTCTCAATACGGTGCTGCATATAATACAATGTTACCAGGAAACGGTGTAAACCCGGGTCAAGTCCCATGGAATCAGTTATCAAATAACGCTGTTCAAATAGAATCATTTTTATTTGGAATTAATTCAACGAATTTAGTCCAAGCTCAAGAACCATTAGTTCCTGAATTAAAAAAATTAAATACTGCGAATTTTTTTGAATCTACACCTGTTTTTGTTCCCGAACCCCTTGTTGTAGAAAAAAATCAACGTCCTTTTCCAGCTCCATAGTGCGAATAAAAATTTATATAATTTATATAATCAACTGGATATTATATAAATTACAAATCAATAAACCAATAGACTAATTATTCTGAAAAAATCATATTACACCAAACTTTCGCCCTTTCTTCCCAACTACACGTCTCGGCATATTTTTTTCCTAAATATCTTAATTCACTCTTTTGTTTTTCCTCTATGTTGAACAATACGCCCAATTCACCGCCTTCATTTATTTCTATACCATAATTTTCCATTGTGTTGACTAATCCTGCAACTGGATAATATAAACAAACGACTTCTGACCTTAACATTTCTAATGCTGTTATACATGATGTTTCTGGCCAATAACTTGGATATAACCAATATTCTGCAGATGACATTAATTTATACAATTCCGCACGACCAAGTCTACCAAGGTGTTCTATACTGGGGAATTTATTTATTATTTGCAACATTTTTTCTTCGTCTTCATTCTTGGGAAACTTGTTATATGTCGATATTTTCAATTCAGCATCAGGATACTTTTCCAATATTTTATCCCACATATTTAATAATCGACCTAAACCTCTTTCAGAACAAGATGTATAAATAAATCGATTTTTCACTTTTTCATTCAAAGGATATTTAAACATGTCGTTGTTTATACCATTGTTAATCGTTACAATTTTATCCTTTATCATTGGATATTTGTCAGCAAACAAATTTTTATGCCATTCTGTCAAACAAACCACCTTGTTTATTTTTGGATTCCATTTTTCTAATATTTGTATTTCATTCATAAAACTCGAACCAAATGCATGGAAACACGTATCATGTGCCCATAAATATGATTTATAAAATGATAAATGTTGAGAATATAACTCAAAAAATCCAACGTATCTCGATACCACGATCGTATGTATTGGATTTTCTCTGAAAAAATTGGGTAGATTAAAATTATGAATATAATGAATATTATCAATCGTTTCTTCTGTAACATCTCCAGCAACCCATATTTCATAATCTTTTGGGAAATTCTTCACCAAATACGCGACTGCTGTTTCAGACCCACCCAAAGCATTATTCAAACTATATGTATAATTCCATTTCTCACCAGCCCATCCTGTAAAAAATAAAATCTTATTACTCTTTTTACATTCTTCAACAGAAAATACTTTGTTTTCAATCGTATTTTTCAATTTTATTCCATATTTTTCATAAATAGGCATGAAATCATATGAAGACAATGGATAACTTTCATTCTCCAAAAAATTTATATATTCTTGGAACAATTTGATAAAATCTGGCTTCTCATGATCAGTGAGTTTATCTGTGAAAAATTGCAAATTAAATAACATACATCTTATAAAAAACTCACCAACCGCCTTCATTTTTTTATTGAAAATTATTTTATACATGTGTATTCCAGTTTGATAATTTCTTGTTTTTTCAGACACAATAATCATATAATAAGGCAAATGAAATTGTAAAACACCATTATCCACAAATAACTTGCTGGCAATATTTATGTTCAAATATCTATTTTCAATATAATCCTTAATCAATGTATAATATGAATACGCGACTTCATTCATTCCTTCACAGCAATAATGTTGTATTAAATGAAATAAACCTTCTCCTCTTTCATTATCATAACTAAACGATTTGACGCAATAGTAATACGCCTGCTCCATTTGATTCAACGCTTTATAACAATCATGTAATCTCAAGCAACATATATATTTTTCCTGACACCAATTATCGTGTGTCAATGTTTTTTTATACCAAATGATTGCGTTTTCATGGTCGCCGTGGTCCTTATAACTATTTGCACAATAAAATGCATATCTATTAAAAATATTATCCTTTTTTTCAACAGCTTCATGATACGCCTTTTCTAAAACTTTTGCGTCCTTTAAATATTTATCCGGATTATTTGTGTTTCTATCACCAGATCTACCAGATACAGTATAATAATTACCATTAATTACATGCTGCGTTGGAACATGCTCAAATGGAATGATTACTTCGTGTAAAACACCAACGTATACCCATTTTTTTCTGTTATTTACCAGTAATGACCTGATATAACAATTATTATCTATGTAATTACCAAACTGAAACTGGTAATCATCATGTATTAATTCATTCGGTAATTTAAAATCACCGCATATTTC